ATGAACTATTCAAAAGACGGAATAACAGTTGCGCCCATAATAGATACGAGTCATCCGAAAAAGAACGGAAAGTGCCCCGTAAAAATTCGTGTAACCTATCGCCGGGATCGTCGCTATTATCCGACGGGCAAAGACCTTACCTTGGATGAGTGGGAAGGTCTGACTACAACGAAGGTTCGCGCCCTTGTGGCCGTTCGTAAAGATATAGAAAGCAGTTACCAAATTGTTCGTGGGGTTGTTGAGGAATTGGCACGCGACGGTATTTTTTCATTCGATAGCCTCAACAAGCGATTGAAACGTTCGGGGGTTGATACTCTTAACCGTGCATTTGCGGCTAAAATAGCGGAATTAAAAGAGCAGGATCGTATCGGGTCAATGCTGGTTTATAATGTTGTTATACAGGGATTGGAGCGGTTTGCCGGGGATCGTATTGCTCTTGAATCTATAACGGTGGATTGGGTAAGACGTTATGAGCGCTTTCTACTCGGAGAAGGTAAGAGCCGTACAACGATCGGAATACACATGCGCCATTTACGAGCCATATTGAACGATGCTTGTCGATGCGATGCGATTAAACCCGCGCAATACCCGTTCGGCCGAGGGAAATATGAAATACAGGCCGGTGAGGGCCGTAAATTGGCTTTAACGCTGGAGCAGATCGGGCAGATCGCCCGCTATGAGGATGGGAACGAAGCAACGGCCAAATACCGGGATTATTGGCTGTTCCTCTACTTGTGTAACGGGATCAACGTCGCCGATTTCGTGAAATTGCGGTATCGTGATATTGTGGACGGTGAAATCTGTTTCGTGCGTCAAAAGACCGAGCGCACGACTAAGACCCGTAAGGAAATCCGGGTCGCGGTAGTTCCCCAGATGCAAGCTATTATCGACCGCTGGGGTAATACTCCAGCACCGAATAACTTTATTTTCCCAATTCTCGACGGGTCGGAGGATGCGGTGCAGAGCCACGCTAAAACAATAGCCGCTACCGGGTTAATCAATAAACGGATGCGGATGATCGGGGAGCAGCTCGAAATTGGGAACATATCGACCTATACGGCGCGTCATTCGTTCGCTACGGTGTTGAAGCGTGCCGGGGCGAATATCGCCTACATATCGGAAAGCCTCGGCCACCAAGATCTGAAGACGACGGAAAACTACCTTGCCAGCTTCGAGCGAGAGGAACGAGAGAAAAATGCTGCATTACTGACGAATTTTTAATACGATTATTTGCATAATGCGCCGCAGTGCAGTACCTTTGTCATATCGTGTTATTTTAGTTGGAATGATCGGCGGGGCACATCTTATTTCCGTCGGTCATTCCGTTTTTACTGCATTTCTCCTCTTGGATGTGGTGAATAGCAACAACCTCACGCCTAACCGACGCACTATTTCGCCGGACAAAGGGTGTTTCATTTTGGAACAGTGCTTACAGTGACGGAGAGAATGTCCGCCAAATGGACGATGAAACCTGGTGTTAATAGATTTTGCCTTTCCTGTTTCACCTTGCGAACGATGCTATTCTTGCTTTTGTAGTTTATAGGCGTGCACGATGCCTCATACTTTGCCTCAACTCCTTATGCAACACCTTGCAACTTATTCCCTACGTACTGCGCTTTTGCCAAGAGTTATACGGCATCGCGATTGATGAACAGCGAATCATTGAAGTGTTTTTTGTTTTCCCCTATGAAATACGGCAAATTCTTCGCCTTTTCGATTCTTTCGGTGTTGTCCTCGACCCATCGTTTGAAGTTGTCGGGCACATCCTTGACCTCATTCAGCGGTTCCTCCCAAAAATCCCTATCCGTGCCCTCGTTGGCTATAATTGGCACTGCATAGCACTTGCAGTTCGGGTGCCACCCGATGAATTTGAAAGATTTCGGATATTTTCCCTCCATTGCGTCACATATTTCCAGCGGCGCACGCCCTTTTTTGAAGCGCGGATACCAGAACTTTGCCAGCCACTGTACGTGCGATTTTGATGTTTTTACCTCATATCCGACAATAAAATCAAGTTGTTGCCAGCGGATACTGTCGGCTTCACGATAAGCGCTGTTTATTTCGGTGCGAGCCATACGCATAGCATTCTGATAAGATGACCGGTAAACGCCTTGCCCAGGGTGATAAGCCTGCGCCACTTTCGACAGGGTAAGATTGCCGAACGCATTTCGGACACGTCGAAATAGTTTGTCCGGCTCATTCAGATAGACGCGTACATCACGGCTTATATCGGCAGCGCTTCGGCCTTCGCTGATACCTATAGATAAGGATAATTCTATGTGCCGTTCGAACTGCTTGGCGATACTCCAAACTCTTTCGGATAAATTATGCCCGTAAGTTGTTCTACGTTGAAATGCCTCAAGTGCACCGAGATTGTGAAGCATCCATCCTTTTTTCGGATTGTCGAATAGTTGTTTTACCCATGAATCGTTCTTGTCGTTGGCAAAAAACCATTCCGAAGTGATCCCCGCTGTAATTATAGTGGACAACTTATTTCGGAATGAAGATAACGAGGCATCGGCTTGTTTACTACGGCTTTTGTTTGATGAGAAGGCGAACAATCGCCCCGTATTGGGTTGATATTTATATCCCATTCCCAGTCGAATCAATTCATCCGAGGCCACATCATACAAAGCCTCTATCTGTCGTAGATATTCTTCGACATGCGTTTTATGCTGTTGCTCCCATTGGGCGGCTTTCAAATTCAATCCGGGCATCGTTTCGAATTAGAATGTTGGCTCTATAATATTGTTCATAGATGCCTCTGCCTTCGCTTGCTTTATTCGCTCGATTTCAGCGGTAACATCATCGGCCGTTCCCATTAGTTCAACGCCCTTTCCCAGCGACATAACGCCATCCTGCACAGCACGGCCTATAGCCGCCCAACGTGCGGTGACATCTTCATTGAACGGTTCGGCAAATTCGTGTTCTATTTTGAGCGCAGCCAAATCAGGACGCAAATGAATATGGGTTACATTCATCATAATAGCGAGAATAAGATTTTTCTCCCTATCTACGGCTATGTCGTATATCTCTTTATTATTTTCGCGCTTGATATATCCCAGTACCATCGCGCGTTTGATCGCTTCGCCCGACAAAGTTCCCAGCCCAGCCATTTTCTCGGGTGTAAACTCGGGCGTGAAAGTGTCGAACAAGATGGACTGCGCGAGGTCTTCCTTTTCCTGGTGCTGCGTCTCGGAAGAGGTCGGTGGATTGATGTACTCGAATTTTGAATCCGCTCCGGTCATCCGAATCATTTTCCCGGGCTTGTCGGCTCGACCTTTCAAAAAATCTACGACATCGCCCGTTGCTGCGGCGATAGGGTCTGCGAAATAGTTATTTGTGTCGGATATTTTGCTGTCTATATCCTCCTCGCGGTCTATGCGGGGGTTGAGGCCTCCCCACGCTTTATCCTGTCGGTAGTAGATAACATTGATTTTTCCGGTTGGATTGGGAGTTGCAATAACCTCCCAATTAAGAGATCCTCGTTTGCATCGGTAGATCGTATCAGGTGTTTGAATATCGAAATGCTCGATAGTTGATGTCCCCTCTTTAAGGTAGTACCCATACCCGAATGCAATGAGGTTCTCGTATAGGTCGAATAATGGACGTAGGGTGTATCCTTTCGACTTGCAAATTACCACAACTTTTACCTGCGGTTGGAAATTCTCGTCCCGATAGATGTGGTAGAGCTTGGCACATTCAGTTTCTGCTCCCGCAATGCGTTTTGCTTTACGCATGGAAACGTTGAATCGTGTATCTTGCAAAAATTGATTATATGCTTCGAAAGCCTCGTCCGAACCTTCGTTGTTCACCTTCTTCCATCGTATCGGATTCCCGAGCAGAAAGAATAGTTCCACCTCATTGATGTACTTCTGTCGTGCACGAGGCAACTTCTCGGTACGATAAGGCTCCTGGCCTTTCCGCATCTTATCGGCCTTTCGCATAATACGGTGGAGTTCGGGGTTATATTCCTGAATCGCCTGCAAAACCTCCGTATCGCGATTCTGCATAAGTGTTTGAGCCTGTGTAATGTCTTTGTCCTTGATAAGCGTAAGCAGATCACGTTCTGCACCGGTTGCATTCAGATATTTATTGCGTATCGCATTGAGTAGGTTGTCTATAAATCCCATATTCGTACTTTTTACCAAATTCCTAAATCCTCTTTGTCTAAATCTTCTTCATTGTTGAAATACCCCCGCTTTTCGATTACTCCGGTCAGGGCATCTTCGGCGTCGTCATGGCTGTTGAACTCCTGCTGCTTACGGTATGATTTGACATGCGAGGCGAACTCCGGCCATTTGTGCTCCCATCCGGTCGGAAAATAAATAAGGTTTTGCACTTCATTCGATCGCGTGAAAATACGCACCCTTTTGTTGGCGGTCTGCGTAAATGGGTTGAACGATGTAAAGTTGTTACCGATTATTCGGCACTGCGCCTCAACATTGCGCCCGAAAGACCTGCCGCCATTGTTGCTCTCGACGTAGCAGATCTCCGTCTTGTTTCGGGACAGCATCTCGGCTGTTGCCGGCTCGGTATATTCCATCGGTTTCTGTGTATATAAAATGTCCGTCACGAAATTGCCGATGGGAGTTTCCGTATAGCAAATAGAACACAGATAGTCACTGCCGGTATCAGCGGTATCCGTGTAGTTCTTTCGCTTCATAGATGCTGTATATGGAATTATGTCGTATGTCTTAAACTCTCCATACATCAAACCTTCCAGCGGCTTCGGGTTCTGCATATATTGCGTTTCAAAGACAAATGAGTTCGATCTCTCGATTTTTCGCAACTCCTCCAGCGTATGTTTGAAATCCCATAACGGCTGTTCACGGCCGTTTTCGTCATGCCAGATACAGGGCATCGAGAGTACCGTCCATTCTTCCGGCTCAATTTCTTGCAGATACCCGCACAGATCGTGTTCGTGCAGTCTCTGCATGATGATTATGATCGGTGTGTTTCGGGAGTTCACGCGGTTGCGGATTGTCGATTCGAAACGGTTGTTTACCCGCTCACGGACCGTTTCGGACAGTGCATCCTCTGGCTTAATAGGGTCGTCAATGACGATTGCCCCCGCAAAATCGCTTTCCCATGCAGGAATGAAATTACCTATTTCGCGTCGCTCCCTGTCGGTATCATCCACTTGACCTGCGCCGAAACCGGTCACCTGTCCGGCGGCACTTACTGCATACAGCCCGCCGCCGGCGGATGTGTACCATTTTTTTGCATTCTTCGATTCCACATTGACCTCGGGAAACAGCCGTTGATAATAGTCCGATTGTACTGTTTCATTGATCTCTTTCGAATTATCAAGCACAAGATCATCGGAATATGACAAGTGGATAAATTTACTTCGCGGATTGAGTGCCAGCCCGTAGGCGATGAAGTTTTTCGACACAAGTTCTGTCTTCCCGTATCGCGGGGCGATATTGATGATAAGTCGCTTTATCTCTCCCCGTACTACTTTATCGAGAGCCTCGCATATTTGGCGATGGTGATCGCCGACAATAAAACGCATCCCCGTCTTATGCTTGAACATATAGCGGGTGAAGTTCAGCGTTCCGGAAAGGCAGAAGGTGCGCTCTATGTCTATGTCGCGAATCGGGGGAGTGTACTAATATTCTTCGTTAAGTTTCAACCCATATTGCTTCGCCTCTTCGGGAGAAAGGGTGCGAGGCGGAATAAGTTCGGCACCATCGGGGCCTGTAATCTCCGACCGCTCTACATACCCCCGTTTCTTACCACGGGTTTTGAGGGTGAAAATGATCGCTGTTTCGGAGGGACGTTCGATCCAACCGGCAAATCTCTTTTCGCCGTTCTCGTCCTTTTCGATGGCTGGAACGCCGGCAACCAGTTTGCGGAGGTTGCTTTCGGCAAGATCGAGGAAACGTTCGCGGGAATCTTCGAGGGCCTGCTTGAACTCGGGATCATCATTGCACCAAGCATAGATAGTAACTCTATCCACTCCGATGTGGGCGGCAATATCGGATAAAATGCCGCCGCAAGAATTTGCAATCTTGCGGAATGTCGCAATATTAGGCTTTTTACTCGGAGCACCCATTTTTTATAGTGTAAGGTTTATGAGGTTATTCCACCCGTTCAACCATATCGGCGAACATTTCGCCAGGGATAATCTTGTCATCCGGCCCAAACCCGAATCGAAGCATAAACGACGATTTCGCCCGATAGGATTTGAAATTGAGCATCACATACGACTCAATGTCTTCGGCTTTCTGCTCTGCCTGTTGTCGGATTTGTTCTTTCATCTCCTTGACCGCAGCCTTGCGTTCCTCGAACGGCCGCTGTATCTCCTTGAAATCATCCAGCGTATCGGCCAGCCCTGCATTCACCTCGTCCTGCATGACGGATATGCCGTATATGTTTATATCCGCCTCGGAAAGGCCAGCGGCCTGATAGTCGATTTCCGGCACGAGCACCTTCATCTTCTCCATGTCGAACTCGCCCATTGCGGAAGGGGAGTTCATGAAGATATTCTGTTCGCGCTCGGTCTTGTCGTCCAGTTCCACGGCTTCGACCTTGATTTCATAATCCGTTTCCGATGTACCGTCGTACCCGTTGATAATGTCGAGCGTCTGTACTCGCTTGTGCCCCGATACAAGGTATGAGGAACATTTATTCCACACGATGCCGCCCAAATAGCCGACAGTCTTGAAGTTCCTTTTGAGCTTTTTGATGACTTCGGGGTCTTCCTTGCGGGGATTGTATGGAGCGAAGTTGATTTGCGACCGCTTGATTACGACCGTCTCACTCTGCCGGTATTTGGGCTGCTGCTTTTTCTGCGTCATAATAATCTCGGTTGCATAGCGGCACTTCTCACGCGCTCAACTGCCAAGTTGTAGTATTCGTTCATCAGTTCTATACCCAAGCCTTTACGCTTTGTGTTTATACAAGCAATCATAGTGGAACCGCTACCCATAGTACAGTCAAGTATCGTGTCCCCCTCTTTGGAATAGGCACGAATAAGGTATTCGAGCAAGGCGACGGGCTTTTGTGTGGGATGGTTGACTTTTTCTTTTGAGTTTGAAACAACGGCAGGGAAATTCAGCACATTGCCTTGAAGTTTGCGGTCTGCATCAAACGTATGCCAATCCCTCGGTGCATATGCAGTGGCAAACGATACATCTTGTGTTGGCTTCTTATTTGTTCGCCATTGCTTGCTGTTGCCTTTTTGCGCTTGTCTCACTCTGTCAGAACTCCGAGCGGTGTATTGAGGATTGAATGTATATTTGCCATAGCTGAATACCACAATATCTTCGCTATATTTCAAGTGGCGTATCCTTGCGTTGCCAATATTGGAGGGTTTGTGCTTTACCCAAGTCAGCTTTTCTTTAAAAGCAGCGTAATTACTCGCTATAAGTGCGGAGGTGAAGGGCTCGGTAGCAAATAACACAATTGCTCCGCTGCAAACCCGTTTTAACTCATTCCATAGCGATTCAAATGGAATTACCACGTCCCATTTGCATGCTGTAGTTCCATAGGGTAAATCCGCTATAACAGCATCTACGCTCTTATCTGGCAGTGTAGGCATTATATCAAGGCAATCGCCCAAGTAGATGGTCATGTCATTTATTTTCTGCGTCATAACGAAGTAAGATATTGTGTGACAGAGGAAATACCTTATAAATCTTTTCGAGGTCTTGCGGATAGTGTTGGCGCAGGTAATCGAATACCTCCGGCAAAAACGTCAGACCTTGCGATTTGTTCTTGTTGTAGGATATAGGCTCGGGCAGTTTCTTGGCCTTGATATAGGCCATCACATCCGACTTTTTCCATTTGGATAGAGGGTAGACTTTGCCCGTGTTACTTATGGCTTCGTTCTCGTATCCACGCAACATAAGGCAACGATTCATGCCGTCCGATTGCTTCATGCCATAAAAAGAATACGAAATACCTGTTTTCATCCGAACGGATTCATCAATATCTTTCAACGACATGATTTTGACATTCGGATTCGGGATGCAATATAGCCCGCAGCGCAGAACGCGCGTCAGCGTCCAGTGTGGCACCTGCATGATGCGTACATTTGAGTAGCGAACTTTGACTGCCCGCAAATAGTTGTCGATGTGGTCAAGACCCTTGACGAAATACATGAATACACAGACGATCTCTTTGAAGTGCGGCGCCATCAGGTCGAGCAATACCTCGCTGTCTTTGCCGCAAGAATAAAAAAGGACTGCTCTATCCGTTTTTTGACGGACAGAGGCAATCACTTCGTTTGCATGGTCTATCGGGGTCATGATTAACCTGTTGCCATGCCAAAGGCGGCGCGAATGTCGCGTGCACGACCGGCACGATTCGTCGCACGACCGGCACGATTCGTCGCACGACCGGCACGATTCGCCGCACGACCGCCTACTGTACGATAACGGACACGGCTAACGCTGGTCGTCCGATTGATTCGATTTCTTACTGAATTTCGAGTGCAGCTTGAATTTTAGAAGTTTGACAATCTGATTTAACCTACGGAAAGGCCTCGGGCGGCAGATTGCCTAGCTCTTGTATATGCACTGGTCGCCCTTGCATACCTATTCGCAATAACACCATTTCGGCCACCCATATTTGCGAGGCTACTTAATCCTACAGCAGGATTAGGCGTGCGGCGTCGCAATTCACTCGTTATACGGCTGTATTGCGCGTCAAGCTGAGTTGCTGTTTTTTGTCTTCGTCTTCGAGTGCGGCAATGATTCTAAGGGTTTAACAATTCATTTTCTCGATTACCTTGCCGAGGTGGTAGTCGATCTCGGTCATGGTATATTCGTTACCGTTGTGCTCGTACACAATCGGCTCTTTCGTCTCTTCGTCGCAAACATCTACCAGCTCGACGCCTTTGACTTCGACCAGCGCGCCGGGGCGATTCTTTTCGTAACCTACCCAGAACTGTATGGCATCGTAGTGGTTGATAACCGTATCAACGCCCTTCTCGCTGTCCCACGCCGATTCGGGCACGTCACTGTCTTTCTTGTAGACTTTGCCTGTGTTGTTGTCTCGGTATGAAATGTATTTCGTGTTGGTCGGGCGTACTTCGCGGGTCTCGACCGTTTTTTCACCCGACAAAATGGCGTCGAACCATTTTTGTTTGATGATAAGCGTTAAAATTTTCATAGCCGTAAATTTCATTAGTAGCGGGGGCAAGAATCGAACTTGCGCCTGCGGGACACTAACCCGCCGTGGTAACCTCTGCACTACCCCGCATATATCTGTTCGATGCAAAAGTGGACACGTTCGGCACATTATGCAAATCTTACTATTGAATTATTTATTAAAAATACGATTTTTTATTGAGAGCTGCAATTTTTAAGGTCTTTTCTTCACACACCCTTTGCAGCGGATAATCTCAAGCACTACTGCGTCATATTTGACGATCAATAGGCTGTCGCGATTGTTGTCTGCACCTTTGTAGGCTTTACACCCACACTTCAGCCGCGTGCGGTGACATGTCGCGTCCGTCAATTCGAATGCCTTTTTGAGTAATGTCAAATCGCTGCGTTTTTCTACGTACATCGTTGGTTTCATATATTATATAACTTTTACAAAGTTGAACATTCTGAATGACCGCCAGCCCTCGGCAACCGTATCGTAATAGGTTACGAGGTGTTTGTTAGGCTTACGGTCGTCACCTTTTGTTTCGGGGCATAAGTCGTCCTTAAGCGTACCGAATGCCTGTCGCAATTCACCCGTACTCGATTTGAGGTAGAAGAACTGCACGATGCCCGCGCGCATCTTTATCTTCAATTTGAACACCTGCCATGCCTTATGCAGACACTCAGCAAAGGTTACACCCGTCGCGCGGCACATCTGCCACGCCGTGCGCATGATGATGGAAAGGTCGGTTCGTTTCATTGTTATATAGGTTAAAAGTTGGTTTTTAGTTTGAGTAGTCGCAAGCACTCTTTCAACTCGCTGTCTGTGTATTTCTCGGCGATCTCTCGTGATATGCCGTTTGTGTTCATTGCGATTTTGATCGCAGCCTCTCTGTTCACCTTGAAGGATTTTCTTGTCTTCATAGCTTTTCAATTTTTTCAAATGTAACATAATACAGCCTATTGCCAACGAGTACCATTGCGATATTCAGTTTATCGAACTGTCCTCGATATTCACCAGTATTGCGTCCGAATCTCACCGGGTCGCCAATTTTTATGTCTTTCATATCTTTCATTTTTACCACCGGCGGCAGGTGCCGCCACGCTTCGGGCCTGAGGTCTGTTTATAGCCGCCCGAACGGCTTTATTCGTCGAGGTAGTAGAGCAGCAGTTCACAATCTTCAACGTGCAGAACTCTCGTAGGTTCGATTTTTTCGAGTTGCAAAGACAGTGTATCGTCTTTCTCTGCATAGATGTACGCCCACTGGCCTTTCAGTTCGATTTCTTCTCTGGTGCCGAAATAGGCGACAGTATTATCTACGTCTTTGACAAGACCCCAGCTGCCATTGTCCATACCATCACGATTGATTGCGTCGATCACTTTAAATGCAAATGCGTTCATAGTTCTATTGTTTTAGACGTTTATTCAATAAATCAATTAGTTGATTTCGCTGACTTTGCAAGGTGTGAAATACATATCTCTTTCGATGCCAAGACCAAAGGGGCGAGTTCTAACGCGTTGAAGTTCATTCAGTGACACATAACCATATTCTCGCTCGCCCATATTGTCTAACAATGCGAAGAGAATGTAGTCGTCGTCTTGCTTCTCGCCTTCGAGAATGTACCACGTCTGACTGCCGCAGGGGTTGAAGAACTTGCAGATGACCTGTGCCTTGCCGCCTTTGCCATCTTGTGAATAAATGGGGTACTTTGCCAACTGCTTCTCAATTGCTTTAGTTAAGAGTTTCATGGCCGTATTGTTTAATTGTTGTTTTGATTTTCTGGTGCAAATATAAATGATATTTTGATATAATGCAAATATTTTGAGATAAAAATTTAATTGACACTAAAATTTTTTGCTGTTTATATGAATATCAATATATTTGTGGCAAATAATACGTCAAAATGAGAGTTAAAGAATTATTGAAGGAACGAGGAATGACCGCAAAAGAGTTGGCGGCGCGTCTCGGAATGACTGAAACGGGGTTAAGTATTGCAATTGGTGACAACGGAAATCCGCCGTTAAAACGATTGCAAGAAATAGCCGATATTTTGGGTGTTGAAGTGCCGGAACTTTTCGCCGCTTCGAAAGAGGGAGCAATCACGTGCCCGCATTGCGGGAAGTCGATAACCATCAAGGCAGAATAACCTCAACGATACCTACCC